TATTGAATGCTGACCAATACATCCGCAGTTTGTACCCACCTGTCTAATTGAAAAGACAAAAGGAGGTCCAACAAATTGCATAACATAAGCTGCTTGATCCGTTAAAATAAATATATAATCCTTACCCTGTACAGCGCCAACGATATAGTTTCCTGTATCTAACCTAAATGTACCTGCGGTATTTGTTGCAGTGGGTAACCAAGTATTAAAGTCTTCTTGATTTGAAAATCTTATAAACATTGGATCCTGAGTAGATGGTGATCCAATTGTTGTTTCAGTTCCTAGTAAAATTAAATGTCTATCTCTATCTGATACAATAGAACAAACAGATTTAGTTGGAGCCCCTGATATTACAGTTGCTCTAGTTGTTAAAGCTCCTCCAACTGACGGATCCCATGAAAATGTTTTACCATCTTTAATAGTTGCAATTAATATTTGTCCAAAGTTATCAAAGGACCAGTTTGCTGGTGATAAGACTACTGTAGGCGCTGCAGATGCTTCACCCCAAGCAACTGTACCCCAAGTAGATGTTCCCCATCCATAACCATAGGTTTCATTAACAGGGCCCACGAATATATAAGGAGTTGTAATTAAAGATCCACCACCAGTAACCCCTGTTCCTGTTTCAGCTGTAGCCATTGTAATTCTAAACGTAGATGAAGATGGAACGGATATTACTTCAAAAGTATTTGTCGTAAAACTTGCTGATGTGTATCCAGTAGTTGTTGGTCCCGGTGTTGTAACGCTTGTAAATATAATATAATCACCAACTGAAAGTCCATGACCTGCTTTATTGATTGTAACTGTAGTTGATGCTGTTGTAGATGTATAAGTACATCCAGTTATAGCTGTGCCAAGTGGAGTAATATCATAAAAAGCACCTTCAAAATAAATAGCTAATATTTTATTAGTACCTATTGCTGCATATTTATTTCCATCTAAATCTGTCCACGTATGCTGGGCTCGGGCAACACCTGCTAATGTTTGAGGTAGTATTTGTTCCCAACCGCCTATTTTCTCAGGATATCCATAACGAAAGCGAATAAAATCACCATCAATCCACTGACCTTCTGCGGCAGTTGAGGTATCTTGTTTGTTAAATCCAGCTTTTATGGGTATCTTTTTTAAAGGCATAAGGGTTCTTATACCTTATATCTATATATTTAACAATAAAGAGTTACTCAAGATAATCTTTATAAAAGTCAAAGTTATTCAAATCTATAGAAGTCTTCATTTTGTATGAGTATTTGTGATATTCTTCTAATGGTATATTAGAATTATCTTGAGACATTATTTTATAAAAATTTTGTTTTATTTCTTTTCCCCACATACCACTTTGCATATGCTTCGTTTTAAATTCTTTTTTATAAGATAAAGGTTCATGATTAAAATATTGATAAGGTAGTATATAAACAGAGTGTTTATTTTGTTTTACACAGTCAGATAGCATTAATGGACCTGATATAAGTCTTATTAAATTATCATTTTCATCAGCCTCCTTTTTAAAAAAAGTATTTAAGTTTGGTTTTAATTTAATTGTTTTTGTTCTATGTAAAGTTAGTTCATAACAATCCATCCAAAATGAATGATTGGGAACAGATGCCATTAAAGAATTTTGAACTAATTCATCACCAATAGATTCTACTAAATTAACATCTCCTTTTAATTCATCATAAAAATTATCATAACAGTAGATATCCATATCAATATAAATGCCTCCAAAATGGTGCAATAACAAATATCTTACACAATCTAATTGAAATATATGTCCAGGAAAATTTTTATATTCCGTATAAATTTCAGGATATTTTTCTTTAACAAAATTATCTAAACTATCATCATCCCAAAATTTATATTCAAAATCTTTAAAATGTTTTAGAGTAGATTGTTGACAATGTTTCCAAATAGGATGCCATTCATCCTTATTAGAGTATGCTGTTTGATGGATTATTTTTGGAATCATTTATTAGCTGTTTAGAAAAAGCCTGTATATTAAAATGTTCTATGCCATGATCTACTACAAATTCATGTCCGATGTATGAATTAAAAAAAATGTGTATTCATTTTCCTTATATTTTACTATTATTATACGTAATTATTTCTTGTGTTTTTTTATTAAATTTTAAATTCCATTCAGAAACCATCTGAACTAATTTATTACCGAAATGTCTTAAAGCCTCATCAGATAAATGAATTTTTCCTTTTTTTAAAATTATCCATCGTTCTTTTATAGAAAATTCTATATCACATGAACCATTTTCATATTGTTTAAATATCATTTGTTCATTCCATATAATAATCTTTTATCTTTAAACCATTCTTTATTAGGTCCATTTTTATCTACATAATGCAAAAATGTCTGTGCATGCCAATCTCCTTTAAATTCTTCTCTCCAATGTTTGATTTCACATCCTAAATATATTGCAGCATCTCCAGGCTCCATATTAATTTCGGCCCCCTCCATGTATATTGGCCATTTCGTTCCATCAGATCCAATCATAACCGTAACACTTATTTCACAAGATTCTCTATCAGTATGTTTTTTTAAATCAGCATTTATTGTATACATTCTCCAAAAAGCATAGGTAGGTAATAGTTCTAAACCAGTTTCTTTTTGCATTAATTCTAATTTATTAACCATTAAAGATTCCATTAACGGATCTCCATAAAAAAAAGTATCTCCATTATCATTTTGTTGAAAGTCAAATGAATCAAAATTTATTCTATGTTTAATCCTACAATAATCTGTTAATAATTTAATTTCTTCTTTAGTTAAGAAATTTTTTATTAATTTATATTTAAAATCTTTTAAAGTGCCCATGCTACTACTGAATACCTTTTTCCTTTCGTTACTGGTTTAACTGTATGTGGATATAAAAAGTTACTTGGCCAAATAATCATTCTATTTGGTTTAACTTCTACTTCCCATTCTCCAGATCCGTCTGGATTTCTAAAACATAAATTTCCACCTTCATAATCATTATTGAGTAACAATATACAACTCATTGTTCTAGGTACAGTTGCAAAATGGTCTACATGCCAAGTATAAAAACCAGTGTTTTCATATTTTAAAATTTCAATATCAAAAATTTTTGCATATCCATAATCTAAAATATTTGCATCGAATTTATATTGTTTTAAATTTTTATCAAAAAAAAATTGAAGTAAATTAAACCAATGAACATTTGAAATAGAATTATTTAAATTTGATAATGGCAATGTGTAAGTTCTTCGTATATTAAAATCTGTTTTATTTTTATTACCCCCTCCAATTTTAGCTTCGTTAAAATCAGAAGAATTAGCAAAGCGTATTAGATTGGAAACTACATTCCAAGGAAGTACTTCATCGTATATTTTTATAAAATTTTTTATTTCCATGATTTTTTATTCCAATATTTATCTTTATAGACATTTAATAATTTAAATCCGTAAAAAAGTCTAGAATTTTGTATTTCTTTTTGTTTTCTTGGTTTTAAAATCATTTTCCAAGAATCTCTTTTAAAAGGTATTATTTGAACATAAGGTGTTCCTTTTTTTATTGTAGTTTCTAACATGGGATATTTATCTCCGTTTAAAATTATAGGGAAATTTATTTCATTAGGAAAAGTATCTGTATCTACTATTCCAGGTATTATAGAAAATCTATCATCTGAATTATTTAAAGGAGAAACAAATAAACAAGAATAACCATTAGGTGTTTTTATTTTCCACGGATTTAATATTTTATAAAAAGGTAATTTTTTATTTTTTCAATAAAAGGAGATCCTTCTAACTGTTTTATTGGGTGAATATCAAACCCAGAATTCAAATTTATTGATTTTGCATTTAATAATTGTGATTGATCATGTAGTCCATAAGTTTGAAATGAATCTTTAAAAATAGATCCATTTTCATTTTTATTATCTACATTATGACGAACATTAAAATCTTGTGGAACTTTAAGTAAGTATCCAGATGTCAAAGTATCTAAAAAAGGCATACAACCTTTGACTGTTCTATTAAAAATAGTGTGGTCTAATTTTTTATACCATTCAGGAATATTTAATTTTATAGGAGTTGGATAATCTTCCTCAAGAACAAAATAATCCTCGTGAGCACTAAACTCTATTTCTTTATCAAACATGCTATATAAATAGCAATTTTTAAGGTAGCTGTAAAGGATTTAATGAAGGTTGTCCTAAATCATTAAAATACTGTTCTAAAGATTTATTTAATGGATATACAATACTATCTAAAT